GCAATATACCTGAAATATCGGTAGCTGTAGATTTAGCATCGGCTAAATTAATATCCATTTGTTTGGAGTTAATTTCATTTTCTAGTTCTTGTAGCTTTATCTTTATTTTACCTTTTTCTTCCTCAGAAGTGTGGACACTGTCGATAACTTTACCGACGGTGTCTACTAAAGATCCGCCTAAAATTTTGGAAAGCATTTTTTAGATGTATTGAGCTGCGACCCAACCGATAGCTATACCGATTACAAGCCATTTTTTCTTTGGGTGTTTATCCCAAAGTTCTTTGATCCATTTTTGCATTATAATACTCCTTTGAAATTAAGTCCTTTAGAAGCTATACCATAACCTTTTTTATGCTTCTTATCCTCTGGAACAGAAGTAATTTTTATTTCTTTTCCATAAGGAATATCGTATCCCTGAGATACAGGACCTTTTTTGGGTGGTATTGTTTTTGTTAACTTTTTAGTCATTAGTGTAATGTTAAACTATTCTGTGGTATTTTCAACCTACTAATTTGATTACTAATGTAAGTATCTGCGACGTACTCGCCGTAAGCATCGACCATTGTTTCTCTACTCATACTTAGCATTACTTGTGCTAGCTCGACAAGATCAACACCCTTTTCTGCTTGATCTTGAATAAAGTCTCTAGTTTCATCAATAATTTTTTGAACACGAGCTTCTGTTTTTTTATCAATCATAGTCATAATGTAGTATGGCTTAAACATTTTTTCCACTACTCTTTTCAACTTTATTGATTGTACCTTTGTTCTTAGAAGCATAGAATACTTGCTCTCCTTTTTTCTTGCCATAACTTTTCTTCATTGACTTCATGATCTTTTTACCTTTTTTGGTTAATGGCATCTCGACCCCTTTGATTCAATGATTGTGTTGTCATTTTGTCGTACTGAACCTCCGCACGTTTATCAGCAATATCATAATCCTTTTGTATTCTTGCCTGATCTATTGCAGTTTTTTGTCTTAACTTTTCAGCATCTAATTGTATACGAGCTTGATCTACTTGTGCATCCATTTGATCTTTCATAGCATCTTGCTGTAACTCTTGTTGTTTTAACTGTATAGCAGGATCAGGTTGTCCTCCTCCTGTCAGTTGTTGAGACATTTGTTTTAGTTCACCCATGAATTGTGCCTCTAATCGAGCAATCACTTGATCCATTTGATCCTCAGAAATCTGTCCTTGACTAATTAAAAACTCTGTCTGTTCTTTTGCCTTTAAAGATACATGTTCCAAAACATGTTTTTGTAACTTCATCGCCATCGGAGGATTAGCTAAAATCATTTGATTCGTTCCAAAGATTAAATGGTTTTGAATGTGGGCATCGTGATCCTGTCCTTCATAAGCTCGTAATAAATTACCATCGAGTAAATCTGCGTGCTCCGTGGCAGGATCTTTAGGGGCCACTGGAGTATCTTTTCTTAAAATTTGATCGACATCTTTTACACCTAAAGCTTCATACATTCTTCGATAAGCTTCTTTCATGTTATGTAAATCAGGTGCGCTTTGAGCTAACTGTAATTCCGTTTGAGCTAAAGTTACTCTTTGTGCAGTAGAGAAAATGTTAGGATCCGCTACCGGTAATACATCTAAACTACCGTCAAAATCTTCTGCTTTAATAGTGCGGTCAGCTCCTTCTACAGAATAAGGATAAGTTTCAGGTAAGTAATCAGCAAAGACTTGATAAAGAAGTTTAAATTCTTTTTTCTGAGAATAGTAACAACGTTTGTGAATAGCGGACATAATTTTTGAACCACGCTCTAGTAAAGCGATTGTTGTACCAACGGGAGCGTTTTGATTAGCGTCGCCCACTTGCATGTCTGCGATGCTCGCGAACCGTTGACCGGCTTGGACCACAAAACCTAAAAGACTGTATAAAGTTTGTGAAGGCTCTTTATAAGGAAGAGGCATAAAAGAATTTCTTAAATCACCATTCGGTGCATCGATATCTCTAAACTCTCCTGGTTGTAAAGGTTCCGCATCATCTCTCATTCTAATGCCGCGTGCTTTAAATCCAGCAGGTAAATTAGCTAATGTACCCGCATCAATTAACTGTCTTAAAATATCGGTAGCAGTTCTTGATAATCCTCCAATCATATGGATTAAACCAAAGCCATAAAAACCTAATCCGGGTAAAAATTTGTATTGAACAAAATATTGTTTTCTTATTTTCTTTGGATCACTTTTCTCATAGTTTCTACGAATACCAACAACTCGACTTGATCCTTCTTCGATTGTCACAATATAAGGAATCTTAATTCCTGTGGGCTCACCATTTTCATCTTTATCCTCAAAGTCTGTTAAATCTAAGGATGTATGAAACTCATAAAGTTTAACTACTTTATCTGCATAACCAGGTCTTGTACCATCGATCTGATCATACTTTTGTTGAACTCGATCAGACTCGGCTTCCTGAGGATTAATATCAATATCTTTATAAAATCCTGAAACTTGTTTTTTTCTAAAATCATTATAACTCATGTTTATCACATGACAGATTCTTTCACAGCCATCGAGATCAGTAGTCATATAATTTACAACTAAGTCTTCTGCTGGAATAAATTTTGAAACTGGTCTTTCTATTAGTTCATCGTAATAAACTTTTTTGAAAGTAGATCCTGCTAAAGGTAAATAAAATAACATTTGATCATACTCAGGAGTGTAGTCTTCCATTTTATTCATTAATTGAAAATTCATAAACTCTTGAACACGACTCGCTCTTGCATATTTATCTGGAGTTTCATCTCCCATAATAATTGTTCGAACTGGTCCCCCTGCGGGTAAGAGTTCTTTAAAAGCAGTAGCTTGAAACTGTGTAGCGCTTTCGGCCAATAAAGGATGAGTAGCTGCGGAAGCTCCTCTAAAAGGATTAGTTCTTTCTTTGTAATTTAAACCTAAAAGATCAAGTCCTTTGATGTAAGCATCTTCCCATTCTTTACGAGAAGACTTGTCGCTTTCAAAATCACCCATTAGTTCATCAGATAATTGTTCTAAATCTCTATCGTCAATAACTTCTGCTAAGTTAGAATAGAATTCAATTTCAGGAAGCGCTTCTCTTGGATCGAAGTCGAGCGTTGCTCCTCCCTCTTCATCCATTTCAATCTCTAATCCTTCAGGTGTAGGGACTCTTTGTCCGTCAACAACAACTTCTGTATCAGATTTAATAATCTCTAATTCAGGAGGTGATCCTGTTTGATATAATCCTTTGTCTATATTATCTGCCATTGTTTAAAGGTCTCGTTAGATAGTTTATATCAACTAATCCGCCATTTACAAGTGAAGGTATCTCCGGTAAGGAAATACTTCCTCCCCGTTTTTTAGAAGTTACTTCTTGTCCTCTTGCTTGTCCGATTTGCGATCCGAAGAGGTCCGTAAGTTCTTTGAGGTAATTACCGATATCGGACCAGCTTTTAAGCGGCGTAACTGTTCCGGCCTCGTCGCTAAAATAGGTTTTAAAACTTTCACCATTTTTATCTTTACTCCAATCGTTTCTTAATTTCTCTAATTCTACTTCTGTTATAATTGGTTGTACAGTAAAATCAAGATCTTTTGTAAACTCAGAAAATTGATTTGTTAAAAAATCTTGCATATAAGGTAATACATCTGCCTTTTTTAAAGGTGAATTTTTAATGGCATCATCATCGACAATGATTCGAATACCCACATTTCCATCCAAATCAACTATTGGCTGATATCCTCTAAAAATTCCGTTAGCGTCATTATCTACAAAAAACTCAAAGAACTGTTTTAATGTGTCACTGTCTCTCAGATTATTAGTGCCCTCTTCAAAAAGATCTACTCCATAATGTTTAGGGTTCTTGGTTAATTCTTTACTACTGTTTACCCATACCTCTGTTTGATTTAAAAGATAACCTAACATCGCTCCTGCTTTTTTAGCATTTTCTTTAGAAGCAAAAGTTTGTTGAACAGTGGAAGGATTTTGATAAAGCTCCCATCCACCTGTTCCGTGAACAACACCAGAAAAATCTGTTCCAAAAGTTTCGTTGACCATATCAATAGCTCTTTCTGTTACTATGTTATTTATTTTTTCTTTTTGCACATTATCCAATGCTTCATAACTTTCTCCAAACTGAGTGGCCCATGGAGATCCTTCACCCGGAGCGACTTCCATCGAAAGTCTTCTTAAGTTTCTTTCCAAGGCCATTGTAATGTCTCCACTTGTCCCTAATTCACCATACATCTCTGTTAAATCCATCCATCCAACCGCTTGAATCTCAGATGGAATCCAGTCAGACTTACCTAGCCAATTTATTTCATTTAAATGTTTGGTTAACTCATTACCAAACATAGCTCTGTTTTCATATTTGGTTCCGGTAATTCCTCCTTGACCGAAATCTACTTTAACATCATCAGGAATTTCATAGCCTAACTTTTCTAATTTATTCAAATAAGTTTGATCAACAAGTCCCAAATCTCTAGCTGAATGCACATCCACTACAAAAGGCATGCCTCCTGCTGGATCATTGCCCATAAATGATCTAGTGGTTTTTCCTGTGCCTGCATCAATGAAGTCAGAAATTTTTGCTCCTATACCCCTGTCAGATACTTTTTCAAAAATAATATTTTTAATATTATTTGTTGGGTCAGGTAATCCTTTTCCTTTTATTTCTTCAAAAGGAACTCCTTGTTTATACTGTTCGTATACATACAAAACATTCGTTAAAGCATTTGTAGGAGACTCGTTTATTTGTGCAGATAACCATGCATTGACTAGTTTGTTTCTTTCTTTTTCATCTTTTGCTCCTACTCGATCAAATTCTGAATATATTTTTTTGTACCACTTAGCTGCTTTCATTACTTCTTCTTTTGACATATTGTTTTCGACTCTTTCTCTCCAATCATCAAAAGTAATATTACCAATTGCAATATCTGGTAAAGCTGTTCCGGCCGGAGCTTCTAAAACAATTCTATCGTTTTGAGGTCCACCAGGGTAAGTAGTTATTTTTCCTTCTTCCAATTTTTTTAATCTATCAGTATGTAATCTTATGTTGTTATCTGTTTTTTCTTTAGGAAAAGAAATTCCTTGTCCACTTATATCTGTAGGTTCGTCAAGAGTCATAATTAAATCAGAAAATTTTTGTTCAGGGATAGCAGTGAATCCTACATCCTCCACTTTAGTCTTTTCTTCAGGGACATCCGGAGTAATTAAAGGTTCTGATATGGAAGGTGTTTCTGGTGTGCTTACTATATCTGGAATAGTAACTTCCGGAGGAAGAAAAATTTTTCTATTTAACTCTTCGTTAAATTTTCTTTCTGCTTCAATCTCAGATTCTTTAGGAGCAAAAACTTGTCCCGCAGGGGTTGTCTGCATTTCATTAATTGCCCCTATTACAGGGGAGGCTGTAAAATTAACTATAGTATCATAAACATCATCGAGAGAAATATTTCCTGTAGATAATTGATTTTGAATTTCATCTGCTTGTTGAGCTCCTACAGCACCCACGAGTAGCGTTCCGAGAACATTGGGATTTTTTAAGGCCTGCATGGCCAAGGGTCTTCCTAAATTTAAAAAAGCTCCTAGCATTAATTAATCACCTTCCGCGGTCCGCGTTTCGCTGGTCAATGACCTCTTGTCATCATCTACGATCAGACCTCTATCATGAGTTATACCTTGTTGATCATATTTTTCCAAGATCTCAATGAGTTCATCTTTTGATAATTGATCCATGGACTCTTCCGCTTTATTTTTGAGATCATAAAATCCTGCCACTCTTCCTCTTGCGACTTCCGCGTTAATGGCTGCCGAATAGTGTTTATCGGACCGCGCTTCGTCGCGCATTTCTTTGAGGGCCGTTAAATGAGAAGCCATGGAGACGCCGGAGGTCTCATACAAATCTTGTTTCATTTCATTGATCGCTTCCACAATATAAGGATTCAATTTAGGATTTAATAATTCATAAGCTGTTTGCCGAGCACGATTGTCGGAGTATCCTGCCTTGCGGGCCGCCTCGCTTGCGGAAATTTTCCCGGTCAGCGTTCCTTGGACATAGTTGGTAACAAACAACATTTGCTTGGGCGTTAGCTTTTGCTTAAGCCTTCGATCTTCAGGATTTATTTTTTTAACCATTGTAGTATTCATATTTTCGTTCACTCCTTGGTATATAGTTTTCTTTTTCATCATCAGCTAATTCGACCAAGTTTCCTTGACGATATCTTAACAAAGCCAATGTCATAGCGTCAACTAAATCATCATGCTCTCCAAAAGGAAAGGAAGCACACTCTTCCATCATTTCTATCGCCCATTCGTCATTGGACCGCCACACGCGGCCCGATTCAAAAATGGGAGCGACGGTATTAACACGGACATGTTTGTCCTGACCGCGGTTCGGGGAGTATGCAGTCGCGTGGATACCGGCTCGTCGAAGCTCGTGTATCAAGGGCATCCCGGTTGCTTTCGCTTCAATGATGACCAGCTCAGGGTCCCAGTACCTAAGGTTTTCCATGGCCATTTTTTTAAGTTCAGGAAAATCCCATCGACCTTTTTCTACGTCTAACAAAATAATGTGAGGCTCATTTCCTTCTTTTGGATAGAATATTCCCCAAGTAGCAATAACAGAGAAGTCCGCAGTTTCTTTTTTTGAAAATGCAGTATCGTACGTTTGAATCTTAAAATAACAAGTTGGGGCATTAGGCTTGTCCCATACCTGCCACCATTCGCGTTTAATAATACTGGTACCATCATAAGTAGGATTTTGTTGCCACTGAGCATTCCACTTACTAGGGACAAGAGAAGCTTTAACTTTATCTAATTCTTCTAACTTCCAATACTGTGGCCAAATAGGTTTTCGTTTTTCTTCGTCATCATCGTCTAAGATTGCTGGAAATTCTATAACATCCCATTTGTCCGCCTTAGGTTCGGACATTTTTTTAACCAATTGTGCGGTAAGGTCTTTTTGCGACCATCGCGTCATAACAATAGCAATAGATCCTCCAGGTTGTAAACGCTGTCGAGGACCTGAGGTGTACCATTCGTAAGCATTATCCATTGCAGTTTCTGATAATGCGTCTTGTTCGGAATGAGGATCGTCAATAATTAATAAATCAGCACCACGACCTGTGATTGCACCGCCGACACCGGCCGCAAAATACTCTCCCCCGTGATTCGTTTCCCATCTACCAGCTGCTTGGTTATCAGTTCTTAAAGTTACACCAGGGAATATA